ATATATAATAAAATTAATAAAATAAAGGGTCGAGGCCGAAGCCTCGATCCTTAATAAATAGTTTACTTCATTAACATAAAGTTGTTAGCACCTTGAGTGATTAAACATCTTTCAGTTAAGAAATGTAGTTGCATTGCGTCTAATGCAGATGTAGCAGCACCAACAGAACCAGTAACCCAAGTTTTCATTCTTCGGTCATCAGTTTGTGAAGCTCTAAATCTAACATGTAAGAAAGGACGTCTAATACTAGCTCCAACAGTTTGATCATAAACTGAAGAAGTACCAGCAGGAATCATAACCCCTCTAATAGCTTCAGCTGTATTAGCAGCATTAATACTACCTCTTGTTGCTAAATCATTTAGGTATCTAAAATCAGATTTATAGAAGTCATAAGAACCTCTTCTAAAACCAGTAAAACCTAAATTTAATGCCATGTCTTCTGAGTTATCAAACACTCCGTAAGAAGTACCACCAGCCCCGTAAGAGTTCATTGAAGCTAGCATGTCATCAATAGCTAAGCTAGTAGCTCTGTTAACAAACATCATATACTCTTCAATAGCGCCTTGCTTATCAAACTCAGCAAGTATTGCATCGAACTCAGCTAAATCAGTAGCAGCATTAACACCAGTAACACCAGAAGTTACATTACCTCTTGAAGTAATAGCGGCAAATAAACCTTCAGTACCTACTTTTTCACCACCATCTGCTCCATAAATAAAGTCATCAACAGCTGTCTCAGCAGTACTATCTAAACCAATTTCACTTTCTAACATTGCCATTTCAACGTAATCAGTAAATCTAGATCTAGTATCAGCTTCAGCTTTTAAATACCATAAGTAACCACTTTGACCAGATTCTGTAGAAACTTCAACCCAACCAATTCTAGAAGCGTCAGATCCTGATACTTCGTAGTAGTCTTTCATAATAATTGGTTTATTAGTAAAAGATTTAAAAGTTGGCTCGTTAGCAGTTCTTGAATCAGAGTGCGTGCCACCTTTTTGGTTGTAACCAACGCCTTTAACAAACTCTGAACCATAAACTAATACAGTAGTTTCTTTTGAAGTACCAGTATTACTTAAACCAGCAGCGTTTAAAGAAGCAGCTCCATAAGGTCTAACATCTATTCTAGCACCAGAAACAGCTGATACTAAACATTTAGCAACACCATCAGCATTAGCAACGATAACAGTATCGTTAACTCTAATACCATGATTAGCAGCTGTAAATCCAGAAGTCTCATCAATATCAGAATCAATATCAATTTGACCACCATTTGTTGTAGTACTGTTAATATGACCTTTGTAAGAAAGATGTAATCTTGATTGTTCAGACCATACTACTTGATCAGCAGTCATAGCCTCTTCTGCACCAACTTGAGCAAGGAAACCAGAAATTGTACGAGGTCCAAAAACCTCAGCTTCTTTTTCCATCAAATCTGGCAGATATTGTTGCGCCCAACCTTCATTTGTAGTTGACGCAAGATCTAAATAATTTGTAGATAATGTTTGCTTTTGTGAAGCAGGCACACTATTTAACAAATTTCCATTTGTAATTGCCATTTTTAATAATTTTTAAATTGTTATTTGTTGTTTTTAATTTTAAATTTAAAATCAGAAGAATTATTACCTAAAACTTTTACTTTCATGCCTCCAACGTTAACTTCTCCATGAGCTTGTCTTGGCTCCATACTAACGTTTTTAGCTTTAGCAACACTTGTTTTCATGGCATCAGCTTTACCTTGCTCATAAAAATGTTTAGCAATAGCGTCTGCGTTCATAGCTGTATACAAAGCTTTATGATATCCAGCTGCATCTGACATTTGGTTATTATCATCAAGAAACTTTCCTATGAATTTACCAATATCATCTTGACTGTTCTTTACTTTATTTACATCTTTAACATTAAATCTATATTTTTTATCTCCAACGTTATATTCAAAGCCTTTAAATTTATCGTTAAAAACTTGATTTGTTTTCTTTAAAAAATTAGATTTTGTTGCTTCTAAAGTTTTTTGTTGTTCTTCAGATTCTTTGTTGTACCTATTAAAAAAATCCCAAGCCTTTTGTTGTTCCGGAGTCAACTTTGACCCAGCTTTGATTTCTTCATAGTATCTGGACTTTTGCCTGTCCAAGTGGCTTCTAGCGCTGGCAACTTGCTCTTTAAACGCTAGTTTTTTTCTTTTTATTTCTCTATCAGTGTCTTCTTCTTCGTCTACTTTAAAAGTATCTTCCATTAAGAAATTTATTTCATCGTTAGTTAAATGTGGTTTTGTCTGTTTGTAATATTCAAACACAACATCGTTATCATCTAACTTACTATAATCTTGATTAAGTTTTACGTAATCGTTTATATCACCACCAGTTTCTTCCATAAAGTCAACTAACTTTTGTATATTTTCTGGTAATGGTTTACCTGTTGCTTCTGCTTCAGCTATAGCTTCTTCAACTTTTTCTTCTACTTCTGCTACTTGCTCTTCAGTTGTATCTTCAGTTACTTCTTCTAATACTGTTTCTTCTTGTGCTTCAGCTTCCGGTTGTATTTCTTTTTGTTCTTGTGTGGGCTCGGCATTTTCAGGCTCTGCAACCACTCCGCTGTCGTCAGCGTTATCTTCTTTAGTTTCATTTTCAATTGGTTTGTCTAAATTAACGACATAATCGCCGTCTTCATTAATATTTGGTTTATTAGTTTCTTCAGTTTGTTGTGTTGTATCTTGTGTAGTTTCTTCAACTACGTTTTCGTTTTTTTCTTCCATAATATAATATAATAATAATTAATAAGTTTACTTAGGATCAAACACACCTAAATCAAAACCGCCTCCTAGTATATCATTACCTGAAGACTCAAAGTTTTTAGGTGGTTTACCTGTTTTTCTTTGATCAATTAACTCGCTTTGTTGAGTTGCTTGAATTTTTGTTCTTTGGTCTTTACGATCTTCTTTTTCTTTTTCTAAAGATTTTTTACTATTTACTTCTAAACCTTTAAGCTGCATGTTCATTTCAAACTCTAACATCATTAGTTCTTTTTTATACTCAACTTCTTGTTGCATTTTTTGTGCTTCAATTTGAGCTTTCATTTGTTCAACTTGAGCTTCTGCTTGAACTTTAGCTTGGTTCTTTTCTATTTCTGCTTGTGCAGCCATTTGTTGCGCTTGACCATTAGCTTGCGCTTGAGCCTGTATATTTTGCTGCTGCATAGCTTGATCTCTAGCTATTTTCTTTTTTCTTCTTATTTTTAATAACTGATTTGCTAGCTTAACACTTTTTATTTCTCTAAGATCAATAGCGTCTTCTAGTTCTATGTTTTGTTGTTGTAATGCCATTTGAATATTATTCTCAAGCATTTGTTTCTCTTCTTCATCTGGTGATAACTCTAAAAATATACCAAAATCATACAAGTGTAAGTTAGACATCTCTTCTAATGTAGCAACGTTATGTGCTCCAATAGCTTGTATAAAAGCATCTTTTGTTGGTGAATATTCTATAATATCAGATATTCTAAGTGATAAGCACTCTGCTATTTCTGAAGTTATAAACAAACCAGCTTGTAATATATGTCTTGTAGCTGTATTACTATTTGCTGCTGCTAGTTTTTGTACACCAACTAAAGCGTTTTTATCTGGCATACTACCATCTCTAGCTTCGTTTAAACCTGTTACATCTCTAATCATTTGCAAGTAGTAATTATAATTTGCTATTAACACTTGCATTTTATTTCCACCACTACCACTAGTTATTTCTTGTATTGGCACTTTACCAGGATTCATATCACCATCTTGTGTAAACGATCTACCAATTACAGATCCAGTTTGAAAAAACATATTTAAAGCTTCCTGTGGATTATAGTTTGTGCCGTTACCTAAATCTATTTCAGCTAAACCATCAGCATCTAAGTAAACACCATCTGGTACCATACGCGACATAACTTGTTGTAGCTTTAAATGCGTAAGTTGTATCATATCAGCAAAACCAGTTATACGGTTAACTAGTGAATCAATTTTACCTTCATACATACGCGGAGCTACAATACTATAGTTCATTTTAACTTTAGTAAAATCACTTTTAGGTCTCATCATATTTTTAGACATTTCCCACTTAAGTAATTTATCAGTACCTAATATCAAAGCACCTTCATAAAGAGTTTCTATAGATCTTAATAGCTTGCCAAAACCACCTTCCATGTTTTCTGGCGGATCAAACTGATCGTCTTTAGGTATTATTTTATCTGCACCACTACCTGTTTCTTTTATTTTATAAACTTCGTTCATATAAGTTTTATAATTAAAATATAAAACTTGTATTGTATTGTTGTCTTCTTTCTTTTTATCGTAACGAGTATTATAATTATTTCTATTATAATTTTTGTTATTCATTATATCTTCAAGATCTTCATGTTCTAAATGAGGAAATTGTTTTGCAAGCTCGTTAACAGGTATTGACTTTACTTCACCAACATAATATATATCATCAAAATATGGTGAGTCTGTATACGAATAAACTAAATCAGCTGGATCAACATAATCTATAGTTACACCTTCAGATGTTGTAAAATTAGTTTTAGCAGCACCTATACCTAATACAGTTAAATCATGATAAAAACGCTTTTTAATTAACTCGTATTTATTACCTTCCATTAAAACTTTTAAAGCTTGTTCTTCAGCTAGCTCAACAGCTTGTTTATAACTAAGTTGCATATGTATATCTAGCTCTTCTTGAGACTCTGGTAATGTTTCTTTATCATTTTCATAAAGATTCATATTCATAGTTTGCATAGCTGTATCATTGAACTCTCTAGTTTCCATATCTCTCATTATAGACTCCATGTATTCTGTGCGTTTAGCAATACCATGTGGATCTTGAGAATAAGCTTTTATATCGTATGTTCTTTCAGCAATACCGTTTACAACTATGTCTACAAACTTTGCTATTATAGGTACAGGCGTCCAGTCTAAATTTAAATAAGATAAATCACCATTTATAGATAATTCATCTTTATATTTTTGTATTGATTGTTCACCTCTAGCATAAAGTCTTAATTTATGAAACTCATTACGAGTGTTCATATATCTATTTAAACTAGCGTCATCATTAAACCACTCGTGCTCTATAGCTTTAGCGACTTTTAAACCATAATCATAACTTAACTTTTCAGCATCACTTACAACTTGGCTAGGAAAATAACTTTTATTAGAATATGCCATATTTATTCTTTGATTATTTTAGACATATTTCCATTATTTGAAAACTTAGAAATATGTATATTTAATTTTGGTTTTTCAATTTTAACGTTTGGTGCATACAAATGTCTATTACAACCCATTATGGCTAAACCACTACTTATTGTAGCATCAAACTTTGTTCTTTTGTTTATGTCAAACTTAGCCCAATCATTTAACAATTTATTAAAGTAAAGATCTCCATAGCTTCCATCTTGTTTCATGCCTACGTGATCTTGTATATACATTTCAATAGCTGCTGCGTGAGCTTGTTTTATATCTTCACTAGAGTTTGGTATACCTCCAAC